GAATGCGCAGCATTTCCATTAGGTGAGCATGATGACTTAGTGGATAGCATGACTCAAGCAGTAATGCGATTTAGACAAGGTGGCTTTGTCGAGCATCCAGATGATTACGAGGATGAGCCAGTGCCAGAAACAAAAAGGACATATTACTAATGGCTGTAGAAAAAGAAGTTGAAACTATCCCTAAAGATTTAGAAATTTTAGACACAAGTGTTGATGTGGCAATGCCACAAGCAATGCAAGAAGGCGGTGAGGTTAACGTTGAGATGATGGAAGACGGTGGCGCCGAAGTAGACTTTGATCCAAATGCAGGTGGTATGGAAGGTGGCGAACAACACGACGCTAACTTAGCCGAATTTATGGAAGAGTCTGACATGGGGGCTTTAGCATCAGAATTACAATCTAGTTTTGATGACATGAAAGCATCCAGACAAGAATGGGAAGATGGTTATACCAAAGGTTTAGACTTGCTTGGTTTTAAATATGAAAATAGATCAGAACCTTTCCAAGGTGCATCTGGTGCAACCCACCCAGTATTAGCCGAAGCTGTTACCCAGTTTCAAGCTTTAGCTTACAAAGAATTATTACCTGCAGGCGGTCCAGTGCGTACACAAATATTAGGTAGAGTTGATCCACCTAAAGAACAACAAGCACAACGTGTAAAAGATTTTATGAATCATCAGATTATGAATGTGATGAAAGAATACGAACCAGAGTTTGACCAAATGTTATTTAACTTACCACTTGCTGGTTCTACTTTTAAAAAAGTTTATTTTGATTCAGTAATAGGTCGTACCGTTTCTAAGTTTGTACCAGCAGAAGAACTAATGGTACCATACAACGCTACTTCATTAGACGATACCGACACTATAATTCATGTAATTAAAATGTCTGGTAATGATGTGCTTAAACAACAGATCAGTGGTTTTTATCGTGATATTGAATTATCTGAACCCGGCACAGACAGCTACAATGAAGTTAAAGATGCTAAAGATAGAATTACCGGCGTCGCCGCAGACAATTATAATGAAATGCATACACTACTAGAGTGTCATGTAGAATTAGACTTAGTAGGTTTTGAAGATAAAAATTTACAAACACAAGAAGAGACAGGTTTAAAATTACCGTACATTGTTACTATTGATGATGACTCAAGCAAAGTATTATCTATTAGACGTAACTACGGTGCACAAGATCAATTAAAAAAACGTAAAGATTATTTTGTACACTTTAAATTTTTACCAGGATTAGGTTTTTATGGTTTTGGTTTAATCCACATGATTGGTGGCTTGTCAAGAACTGCAACTGCAGCGTTAAGACAATTACTTGATGCCGGAACTTTATCTAATTTACCATCTGGTTTTAAACAACGTGGTATACGTGTTAGAGACGAAGCCCAACCACTACAACCGGGCGAGTTCCGTGATGTAGATGCACCTGGAGGTAATTTACGTGATGCGTTTATGCCGTTACCATTTAAAGAACCATCGCAAACATTATTAAGTTTAATGGGTGTGGTAGTACAAGCCGGTCAGCGGTTCGCGAGTATTGCTGATATGCAAGTGGGTGATGGTAATCAATCAGCAGCCGTGGGCACTACTGTGGCACTCTTGGAACGCGGATCGCGGGTTATGTCTGCTATCCACAAACGTTTATACCAAGGTATGAAATGTGAGTTTATGTTAATGGCGGAAGCGTTTGCAGTCTACTTACCACCAGAATATCCTTATGATATTGTTGGCGGTGAAAGACAAATTTTTGCAACTGACTTTGATCAACGCGTAGATATCATACCAGTAGCAGATCCAAACATATTTTCGCAATCACAACGAATCCAGATTGCACAAACCGAACTACAAATGGCAATGTCAAATCCTGACTTGCATAACATTTATCATGCCTATCGACACATGTATGAAGCACTTGGAGTTAAAGATGTGGATATTTTATTACCACCACCAGCACCAATGAAGCCATTAGATCCAGCTAGTGAGAACATTATGGCTTTAGCAGGTAAAAAATTTCAAGCATTTCCAAAACAGAACCATGAATCGCACATGCAGGCGCATTTACAGTTTATGGGCACGACTATGGCGCGAAATAACCCTAAAACTTTAATGAAATTGCAACAAAATTGCTTAGAACACATAAATTTAATGGCTAGTGAACGCGTGCAAGAAGAATTTGTACAAGAAATACAACAAATGCAGCAAATGGAACAACAAATGCAACAAATGATGCAACAAATGGGTCCACAAGCACAACAAAGTCCACAATTTACACAAATGCAACAACAAGGTGAAATGATGAAGAATTCTATTGAAGCCCGGAAGTCACAAATCATTGCTGAGTTAATGCAAAATTATGCAAATGCAGAAAAAGAAATATTGAACCAAGTTGAAAATGATCCTATACTTAAACTGAAAGATCGTGAAATAGATTTAAAAGCCCGCGAACAACAAAGCAAAGAAGAGCAGGCTGAAGACAAATTAAATCTAGAACGAGCTAAGATGTTACAGAATAAAGATCTTACTGAAACTAAGATTGAAGAAAATGATAAACATCAAAAATTACGTGCCAGTGTATCGTTAGCCAAGAGTGGTATACAGAATATGCAAGCATCAATAAAAGAGCAGGGGAATTAAAATTATGGTATTACCAATAGCAGCATTAGGTTTAAGAGGTCTAGCAGGTTTGTTAGGTAGAAGTGGCGCAGGCAAAGGTATGCAAAGTGCAATGGGTAGAGCATTAGGTAATAAAAAAATAATGCCGTTTGCAACACCAGGAGTGGGAGCTAAAAGAGCAGCTGATGTAGAAAAACTTATGGCTGCAGAAAAAAGAAAAGCACTATTAACCGCGTTAGGTATTGGTGGTGCAGGTGGAGTTGCCGCTGGCGGTTTAACACAACTTTTGTTAAATCTAGGATCTGAAGACGAAATGGATGTTAGACGTCCTTCTCTTATGGGTATTAATGAACCTAATTTAACAGTAGAAGATTTAGTAATGCGTGGCGATACTAACGAACCAGTTAGAACTGGACCTGATAACGAAGGGTATTTAACACGTGGTGAAATGGAAGTTGATCCATTAACTGGTAAATTTATAAAACCGCAAGATAGAATGCCCGACAGTGGCGAAGTAGATCTACTAAAACTATTAGGTCTTAGATAACATCTTTAATGCTACAAGAAATTGTTGCTTTTTACAAAAACCACTATTGGCAAGATGAGTCTGTAGAAGACATTTGCCGACATGTTTGCCCGGCTATTTTATTAAACCAATACACTTTAAATCGTGATGAAAATGGTGAAATGTACGGTTTTACTAGTTGGGCTTTTCTAGACCAAGCTACCGAACAAAAATTCATAGATAAACAATATCTTAGTTTTAATGATTGGAACACCGGTACTAGAGCTTGGGTCATAGATACTATCTACACCAAACCACACAATACTATGGCCTTTAATAAAACTTTCTTTACACATCTACTCGGAACAGGTAAGATGGTGCAATGGTTACGGTTAGCTGACGATGGTTCAGTGCGCAATCATTTTAAAGTTATTACAAAGGAACATTGGATCTAATGGGTAGTCGTAAAGAAGGAAATGCTGAACAAAAAGCTAAAGGTCTAGACGGTAACAATATGTTAACGCCTGAAGGGCGTAAAATGAAAGCAGCCGAAAAACAATTAGGAAAAGCAACTACTGCCGCTTCACAGCACAAGGGTATATCTGGAGGCACTTATTTAGATCAGTATAATAAACTTAAAGATACAAAAAATAAAACTAAAAACCAACTATCAAGCCTAGCCTCCATGAACGAGCAGATGGGCTACAACCCAACTACAGGCATGGGCATAATGGGTTCGTTAAACTATAACACTATAGGCGCTGGCGCTGATATTGCTAACTTAATGAATAACCCTTTAGTTAAAATGGCTGGCATGGCTACTAATCCGGCTTTGTTTGCGGGTTCAATGTTAGGAAAAAATCTTTATCAAAATTTTACGGACGAAGATAAAAACACTGGTTTCCTTAACGCAGCTAGCAAAACAGCACAAGACGTTACACCTTTTGATACAAATAGGATAACAGATTTTCTTGGGAATATATTTAGACAAGAAGAGGAAGAAGCTGATTATGTTGGAAGTGATGTTATAAATACTGTTGACCCAATAAAAATTATTGATGAGAAAAAGGAAATTTCTAAATTATTATCTAATAATGATGGCAATGGTTTTGGTTATATAGGTGATGCTATTGACACCACTACTGAACAATATCGTCCAAACGAAATCTTTGATCCTATATTAGGTTTTATAAAACCTGCTTACGATGTGGCTAAAAATTTTTATAATCAAGCAACAACACCACTAACAAACGATCAAATAAGTTCTAACCCTTTGTTCAATACAGATATTACTCCAGACAATATTGACCAGTATCAAAATATTGAATCAAGCCCATCTTTATTTGAACAAGGTATGTTTCCTAGAGCTCTCGAAACAAATGATAATATAAATATACCTCCAGGCAACAATGACGGTAGTAATACTCCTGTATTCGAAGATAACCCTTATTTCGATCCAGGTGTGGTTGAAGCATCACTACCTTTTACAGGCTACGGCACTATTAATCCTGGTGCTAACTATAACCAACTATACGGTTTTACTGCTGCTAATGGTGGCCGAGTACCACCGATGTCCGGTCCGATGTCCAATGGAATTGGTACTTTATATAAACAAAAATAATCTAGCCATTTAAATAAAAACGTATATAATACAAAAAACTAAACAAGGAGGTCAACATGATCGACATAGTAAAAAATAAA